GCCGTGCAGAACGTGCCTCCAAAACGCCTCTGTGTGCTTGCGCTTCAAATCGGTTTCGTTTGCCGATTGCGGGGTCATGCCAATAATCGGCTCATTTTGCATGGCTTGATATTGTGCATCACGCTCTGTCAGGCTGCGCACCATTTCAAGCTCCTTGTTCAACGCCATAAAGTCGGCATCGGCCTTTTGCCAGGACGCTTCCTCGTCGCTGTTTAATGCCCGCTTTTCGTCGCGGGCTTTTTGTAAGATTGCGCGTTGTTGGGCATCTACCTCAGCACGCAACTCGAGAATTTGCTTCTCAGTTCTCATTTTTAAAGAATTTTAGTGAATAATGAATTGCGCCGGTTCAGATAATCCATGCGCCAGCTATCTTGCAGACTTTCGTCTTTAATTTCGATTGCTTCGGTCATCGCCTCCATTCGCGATACCTGATTAAGCAGCTGCCTAAACGTCAACTTTTCGGGTTCGGCTACGGGGTTAGCGACCGCGTAATCTTCTACTTTTTCGATAAGACCCATTGCTTGTGCGTCTTTGGCGGTTAGCCAATGGTCTTCGTAGTCATAAAAACGCGTCCGGGCTTCTTCTTCGCTTATGCCGGTGGCAGCAGAAAAAGACGCTATGCTTGTTTCGTCAAACTTGTCTAACATATCAGCTGCAGCTCGCATATCTTTTGCTGTGCCAAATGCGATGGTCGATGTAGCATGAACCATCAGTTTTGAATGTGCTGAGGCGTGCCGGTTTTTGGCAGACACCCAAATGTCGAAAGCCATAGACGCGGCCATGCCATCGACGTAGGTGTGAATATCCGCTTTGCTGTTTTTAATAGCGGTTACAATCGGATCGCCATGCAGAACCGAACCGCCCGGGGAGTTAATCCTTATATTGATTCGGCTGTACTGGTTTTCAAGTTCGCGGATTGCCCGCGTTACAGCGAGGTCGGTAATGTCTTCGTCAGAACTTTCCCAACCCATTTGACCGATATAGCCGTATAGATATAAGTCCGCAGCCTCGCCATTTGCAGCGGCAATGACGCGGAAATATTTGTCGTTATTCAGTTGGCTAATTGCCAAGTCCTTCATCTTGCCCATTATTTATTGGTTTTGTTGGGTCTGTCATGTTAAGCGGTATGTAGTAGGCAGCCCCACTGCCGTCAGCAATTGGGTTCATGCCCTCAATTTTGCGGGCCTCGTCGCGGTTGATAATGCCCCACTTCATCATGCTATCAATTAATTTAGACCGCGCTTCGGTGTCAGCGCGCAACAGCGAAGACAAGTCAAGGCGCACCTCGTGGTTATCTTGCTCGGATTCAAATAGCAGTTTTCGCGTGAACTCAGCCTCGATGTTTTTACACAGCGGTAGAATCGTATAAGTTACGAAAAGCTGCCCGAGTTCTTCGATGTTGTTGAACGTAGCGCGGTCGAGGTCTTCAAGCAAAAACTGCGGAACGCCGGTGATGCGGGCAACATCGGAGATGACTAACTTTTTTGCTTCGGCCGCACCAGCCTCCGCAGGCGATAGCGCGACTTTTTGGTAAGTTGCGCCCTGCTCCAGTATTGCCGTGCTGCCTGCCTTGTTTGCGCCGCTATATGAATTATTCCACGATGTGCGCATCCTACGGTAGGCAGCATCATCCAATTTCTGAGGCACAGTAACAACGCCTGATAAACTTGCGCCGTTGGCGTAAAATGATGCCAAATAATTTTGATTATCAAGACCGGTGTTTAATACGCGTTTGAAAGTTTTTACCAAATCTTCCCCTAACGTGCCATCCCAAGATAAACCGCTGACGTGAATAACGCGGTCGGCTGCATAACGAGATGTACCGCCTTGGGGATTGGTAAAAACATAAATAAGATTACCTCGGCTGTTGTATTCGATTTTGATTTTTGCGGGGTCAAGAATGACAAGTCTATTGGCCCGGCCTTGTGGATTGCGGTCAATACGTGCGTAAAAATTGCCGTAGGTGTATAGATGGATAATAAGCGTCTGCATGAAATCGAACTTAGTATAAAGTTCGTTTGGACTGCGGCCAATAACCCGGGCAATAGGATGATTGACGGCTTTTATGCTGCTTTGTTCATCAAATCGAAATACCTCAAACGGCAGGGATGCGATAACGCCAGATAGGACCTGTAATGCCCGCCAAAACGCGGTTATGCTGATGCTATTGGCATGGTCAACGTCGGCACGCTTTGTTTCTGCGCCGAGGCTGTCGAGGTATTCTGAGGAAAGTACCGTAGATGGATTTTCCAAACTGCGCTCTTGCGGGCGCGGTGCGGATGGTGTATAGTTACGAAACTTGCCCCAAAAATTAGCCATGATGCAAAGTTGGGGCTTCTAAATGTAAAGATTATTTACAAAAATAGCCGATGTTGTTACACCGGCTATAACCTTACTTACTAACACCTTTATTTATCAAAAATCGTTGAAACGAACCAGGTCATTTGTTGTGCCGCCGCACTTATGGTAAACACTGCGGCTCACTCTGAAGCTGTCGTGGCTTTTGTAACGTTGGGGGAGGCCAAGTTCACGCCGCATATCTTCTATCTCCAACCACGCTTGTTTTAGGCTAATGCCGGCATCTTGCGAGCGTTGGTTTATGGCCGCAAAATACCCCTCGTTACTCGTTAAGACTTGTATCAGGCTCTTGGCATCCATGACGCAAATATAACGCTTTTTCGGCACAAAAAGTTGCCTACATCAAAAACATATCTCGCTCAGAATAAACGCTCGTTTCTTCGGGTTCAAGTCCATGGAGGTAAGCCGCCGTACACATGGCCAGTACCACCATGCCGTCTATTTTTTCGTTTGACTTGTCTTTGTCAAACTGCACCAATCCCGTTGCGTTGCGCTTTATAGCGACGTTTTCAAACATCCAATCCAATATCGGGTCTTTACCTTTGTTTAGTTGGCCCGACACTATCCATTCTTCAAGTTTCATTATCGGCTCATTAAACTGGTAAGCGGTCTGCCGAAACTTGTAGGTTTCAACGCCCTGCTCTTGCAGCTTAATGGCGGATTCGGTGGCAAACATTGGGTCATAATACAACGTCTTCATATCATGGTCTTTCATCGCCTGCTCAATGTCGCCTCTTATATAGTCATAGTCTATAACGTTGCCCGGCGTTGCGGTCAGTATGCCGGCTTCATGCCATTCGCGATACGGCACTTTGTCGCGGTTGGCGCGAAATTGAATGCCGTCTTCAGGGCAGTAGTATTTTGCGATAAAAGTAAATTTCTCGATGCCGGGCTGGGGCGGGAATAGCAGACCGAAAACAGTCAAGTCCCATTTGGTAGACAAGTCCATGCTGCCGTAGCACGTTTTGCCCTTTAACGCTTCGGGGTCAATATCGCCTTGGGTCTGCCGCCATGCGTTTATGCTTATCCACGCTTTAGACTGCCGAACCCAAATGTTAAAGTTTTTGACCATTACGTTTGTCTGCGCGCTGATGCCCTCATTGACCGCATCGGTATACATTGACTCAATGCCCCGCAAAGACGGTGCTGTGCTAAGACCGGGATTCGCTTTGCCCCAATAGGTCTTGTCTATTTCTTCAACGTCTTTCCCCCAGTCTTTTTTAAGTTGCTCCTCGTCTTCTTGGTCGAACGCAAATATCAAAGACATCGCGCTGTCGTCTTTGGCTTGACCCTGCAATAATGCAATGTGCTTTCGCTCCAACTTTGCCAGTTCCCCGAGCGGATTAAAACCGCGTGTGGTTACATACATCAAAAGAGGTTGCGTTCGTTGTACCATGCCCGAACGTAGGTTTTTGGGGATGCTGTCATCACGCGCTTCGTGAAATTCGTCGATAAGAGCAAAATGTGGATTCACGCCGTCAAGCGTTTTGTTTTCGGCGGCAATGGTCTTAAAAAACGATCCGGTTTCAACGTCTAATATCCGGCGATTATTTACGCTGTCGTAAACCCGGCAAACTTCGGCAAAGCCCTCGTCATCGGCGATAAGTTGCTTACACATTGTCGCTCCGGCAGACCAACTGAATTCGGCCTGATCCGATGAATTGGCCGCTGAATAACACTCCGCCCCCTGCTCGTTATCAAAGAATGTCATCAGCACCCCGGTAGCACCACCGACCTCAGACTTACCGCCTTTTTTAGCCATGCACAATAAGACCTCACGCACAACGCGGAGGTTATCATCTTTATGTTTGAATCCGAAAATGTAGGCCCAAAAAAACGCTTGCCATGGCAGCACTTGAAACGGCACGCCTTTAAAACTGCCCT